TGATGCAAGATTTTGGTAAGGGAACATTAACAATGCTTCATAATAAAGAAGCAGTTCTTAATGAAGAACAAATAATGAACCTTGCTACAGGTGTAGGTAATATGGTTAGTGCGGCAGGACCACAAATTGCGCAATTAACAGAACAATTACCAAGTGCTATAGGTAGTGTAATGCAAAATGTACAAGGTGACGATTTAGGAAGACAACTAACTGCGTCATTTACAGGATTAAAAACTGCTTTTGAAAAGGTAGGTACAGATATAAATGGTATGATGAATTCACCACAAACTCAAGACGGACTGCAACAAGTTGCAGAATTAATAAGTAATAGTAACGACAGAATGGCTCAAATTGCCGAGAAGGGTCACAAAATTGCCTCAAAACAATTAAGGTCGTTAGGCGGACTTAGTGGTAATTTAATGAGACAGGTATAAAAAGATGAGTTGGAAAAAATATTTCACACCAGTTGGAACAAGCGATAACCCAGCAGGTTCATATAGTGTATTAAGTAATTCAAACAACGGATCTCAAGCTGGCCCTGCAAGATCAAATTATAGTTCTTTTTTACCTGATGTTTATGTTGGTACTCCTAATCGTGTTGAACGTTACGGTCAATACAATACTATGGATATGGACAGCGAAGTTAATGCCGCACTTGATATTCTTGCTGAATTTTGTACACAAAAAAATGATTCTAACGGAACCAACTTTAAATTTAATTTTAATAAAAAATCAACAAATGCCGAAGTACAGATTCTTGGTCAATACTTAAAACAATGGACTAAACTTCAAAATTTTGATACAAGAATGTTTCGTGTATTACGAAATACATTTAAATATGGAGATCAATTTTTCTTAAGAGATCCAGAAACTAAAAAACTGTTTCATATTGATCCTGCTAATGTTATTAGAATTATTGTTAACGAAAGTGAAGGCAAGACGCCTGAACAATACATTATTAAAAATGTAAACTTTAACTTTAAAGATTTAGTAGCTACCACTCCTCATCAAACTAATGGAAACATTAATGGACCTACAGGCGGAGCATACACTCCAACAGGCGGAGCAACTGGCATGGTTGGCGGCACTGCTAACATTGGAAAAAGTAGATTTACTTTAGACGACGGAGAAGTTGCTGTTGATGCAAAGCATGTTGTACATTTAAGTTTATCAGAAGGTTTAGACAATAATTTTCCGTTTGGTAATTCATTATTAGAAACAATTTTTAAAGTTTACAAACAAAAAGAATTGCTTGAAGATGCGATTATTATATATCGTGTTCAAAGAGCTCCAGAAAGAAGAGTATTCTACGTTGATGTGGGCAACATGCCATCACACCTTGCTATGCAATTTGTGGAGCGTGTTAAAACGGAAATACATCAAAGACGTATCCCATCCGCGACAGGTGGCGGTCAGAATGTCATAGACTCGAGTTATAATCCACTGTCAATCAACGAAGATTACTTCTTCCCACAAACAGCAGAAGGCCGCGGCTCAAAAGTGGAAACATTGCCAGGAGGAACTAATCTTGGAGAAATTGATGATCTTAGATATTTTACTAATAAGCTCGTACGCGGCTTACGAATACCTTCCAGCTATCTCCCTACAGGCGCTGATGATGGAGCAACATCCTACAATGATGGTAGAGTAGGTACTGCATATATTCAAGAACTACGTTTTAATACTTACTGTGAACGTTTACAAGGTCTACTAATTGAAGAACTTAATCAAGAGTTTAAAAGATATCTATTAGAAAAAGGCATTAATGTTGATACTAATATGTTTGATATTAGTTTTGAACCTCCGCAAAACTTTGCGGCTTATAGACAATCAGAACTTGACAATGCTCGTGTACCAACATTTACTCAAATGAGTGCAATACCTTACGTATCAAATAGATTTGCATTAAAACGATTCTTAGGAATGAGTGCAGAAGAAATTGCAGAAAACGAAAGACTGTGGCGAGAAGAAAACGACGAAGATATAGAACCTAATTCAGCTGACGCTGCCGCAGAAATGAGAGGCGTTGGAATAAGTTCAGCAGGAATGGGATCAGACTTAGCTGCCGGTGAAGAAGAAGTACCTGCCGGTGAAGGCGGAGTTGACGGAGGAGAAGGAACACCTCCAGAAACAGCAACAGGCGGCGATGCTGGAGGAACAGCACCTCCAACAACAGATCAAGTGATATAAGATAAATACTTACATGATACTAAGAGAGCTTTTTTATTACGATAAAGAAACACTTCTGCCTGCAGAAGATGATCGCTACGATCCAGTTTACGACGATAGTGTTGTAGACCTTAGTGATACACGAAAAACACGTTTGTCTTTAAGACAAATTAACCGCGCTCGCAAAGCCGCAGAACTTCATAATAGAGAAAAACAAAACGAACTTGAGTTTGTTAGACAAATGTATGGAATAGCGGCTCAAGCAGAAGCGGGAATGGTGTAGTGCCAAAGTTAGACAAGTCTAAATACACAAAACAACAAATACAAACATTATTAGCAGAACGTAGAAGACAAAAAGCGTTAGAGTCTTATACGCCTAATCTTGTAAATGATCATACGAACAAAACATACGGTTTTGTTTTAGGAAATGGTCTATCACGTAAAGGTATAGATCCAGAACAATTAAAAGAATTTGGCAAAGTTTACGGATGTAATGCTATATATCGAGAGATGGATCCTGACTATTTGGTAGCTGTAGATGTTAAAATGATATTAGAAATTACAGGTAAAAACTACCAAAAAAAGAACAAAAATGTGTGGACTAACCTTAATAAAGCCTATAAAAATATTGAAGGTTTGAACTATTTTAAGCCATCTAAAGGCTGGAGTTCAGGTCCAACAGCACTATTTTTAGCAACACAACACTTACCAAGTTACAAAAAAATCTTTATTTTAGGCTTTGATTATGCAGGAACAGGCGACAATTTAAAGAAAGTTAACAACATATATGCCGGATCACCTAACTATAAAAAGCAAAACGATGGCGCTACTTATTACGGAAATTGGCTAAGACAAACTACAACAATACTTAAAACTAATCCACAAATTACATTTTATAGAGTAATATTACCAGATAACATTATTCCTCCGGAACTAAATAAATTTAGTAATTTAAAACATATTACAATCAAAGAATTTAAACAAATGTTTAATCTTTGTACATAAATTATCAAAACGGCGTAAAAATAGCCTATATCTACGCATATTTTCTTCATATAACTAAATAATATTGACAGCCTTACCATAGGTAAAACATTTATAGGAGAAAAAAATGGCAGATCTAACCAAATTTGAAGAAATGCTCGAGCGTCTTGTTAACGAAGACAAGGAAGGCGCTGAAGAGCTTTTCCACGAAATCGTGGTAGAAAAATCACGTGATATTTACGAAAATCTACTTGCTGAAGAGGAAGATGAAGATATTGATGAAGCTGGTCCAGATGATGGAACACGCGGTAGCGACGGTAAACCACAAAAAAATGCTGACGGCGAAGACGAAGGCGAAGTGGGCGATGCTACTGGCGGAAAAGCAACTGGTGTAAAAGGTAAAAAAGCACCTCCAGCAATGGCTAAAAAGCCAGCTAAAGTAAAAGAAGACGAAGACGAAGTTGATGAGTCAGACGATGACGACTTAGAAGAAGACTTTGATCTTGATGAGTTTGAAGTTGAAGCAGATCCAATGGACATGGGTGACGAAGATCCTATGATGGGCGGAGATGCAGGCGACGATTTAGATATGGACATGGGCGGCGACGACATGGATGACATGGACGGCGACGAAGGTGACGTAGAAGATCGTATTGAAGACCTTGAAGATGCTTTAGACCAATTACAACAAGAATTTGCTGAGCTAATGGATAAAGAAGGCGGCGACGACGAAGGCGGCGACGACATGGACATGGACATGGACATGGATGACGAAGGCGATGATGAAGAATCAGAAGATGAGTCATTTGCGTTTGAAGCAAAAGAAAAAGTTGATCCTAAAAAGAAAGACGAAAAGAAAGTTGCAGATCCAAAAGCAGATAAAAGCACAGATAAAAAAGCTGAAAAATCTGTAAGCGAAACAATGAGAGAATATGTCGAAAAAGTAAATGCTTCAATGGGTGACGATGGCGATAAAAGCACAAAGTCAGCAGTAGCAGGCGCTAACGACATGGGCGGTACAGCTTCCAATATTGCACAAGGTGCAGACGGAGGCAGTGGCGGTACACAAGGCGGACTATCACAACCTTCAACAAAAGAAGATAATGCTGGTAACGTAAATGTACCAGGCGGTAAAGCATCGAAGTCGATGAAGAACCAGCCAGCAGGACATGGCGCTGAGAAAAAAGGTAAGCCAGAATCTGCAGATAAAGGCGCAGGTAGCACACTTAATAATGTAAGCACTCGCGCTAAGTAAGGACTAAAGGATGAATAATTTCTTACGAGAGCATTTGACATTTGACCAAGCAGGAATGGTCGTAGAGTCTACCGATAATGCTACAGGTGGCAAAGACCTTTTTATGAAAGGTATTTGCATACAAGGCGGTGTGCGTAATGCAAACCAACGTGTATATCCTGTAAATGAAATTGGTAGGGCTGTCAAAACTCTCAACGATCAAGTAAGCGGAGGTTATAGTGTTCTCGGCGAAGTGGATCATCCAGAAGGACTTAACATTAACTTATCGTGTAAGCCATATGATTACAGAAATGTGGATGGATGGCCCAAACGGCTACGGCAAGTTAAAAATTTTACCTACCCCAATGGGGCAATTAGTTAGCACTATGATACAAAGTGGTGTTAAATTAGGCGTCTCTTCAAGAGGTAGCGGTAATGTTAAAGAGGACGGCAGCGGTGAAGTTTCAGATTTTGAAATTATCACCGTTGATGTCGTTGCTCAACCAAGTGCTCCGGGGGCGTATCCTACGCCTATTTACGAGCATCTAATGAATACTCGTGGTGGGTATAAGGCATACGAATTAGCACAGGCGACTAAAGAAGACGCAAAGGCACAAAAATATTTAAAAGAATCGCTGATTAATATAATCAGTAGACTCCAATAAAAGGAGAGATAAACATGTTGGATGCACTAAAAACACTTTTTGAAAACGATGTAGTTTCCGAAGAAGTGCGTTCTGAAATTGAAGAAGCTTGGAATGCTAAAATCAAAGAAAACAAACAGCAGGTAACTGCTGAACTTCGTGAAGAATTTGCACAAAAATACGAGCACGATAAAAAAACTATGGTTGAAGCAATTGACACTATGCTTTCCGAGCGTCTTGCAGAAGAAATTGCTGAGTTTGCAGATGATCGCAAACAGCTTGCAGAAGCAAAAGCGAAATATGCAGTAGCAATGCGTGAAAATGCAAAGTTACTACAGAAATTTGTTACTAAGCAATTAAGCGAAGAAGTTTCAGAATTACACAACGATCAGAAAGATATGGCAAATAAATTTGCTAAACTTGAAGAATTTGTTGTGGAAGCACTATCGAAAGAAATTGCAGAGTTCTATGAAGATAAGAAAGACTTAGCTGAAACTAAAGTTAGACTTATCAGAGAAGCAAAAACTAAATTTGCTGAAGTTCAAAAGAACTTCATTAAGCGCAGTGCTGAAGCAGTATCAGAAACAGTTAGCAAGTCTCTTAACAGAGAAATTAGCTCACTGAAAGAAGATATTGAATCAGCTCGTCAAAACGACTTTGGTCGCAGACTATTTGAAGCATTTAGCAACGAATATGCAAACAGCTACTTAAATGAGAAATCAGAAGTAGCGAAGCTAATGAAAGTTGTTGACATTAAAGAAAAACAACTATCAGAAGCAAAAGTACTTGCTGAAAAAGCTAAGAAAATAGCAGAATCAAAAGAAGCTGAAAAGCAGAAGTTGATTGAATCAGTTGAGCGCAAAGAAACAATTAATAGTCTAATTGATCCTTTATCAAAGGAACAAAAAGATATTATGACAGACTTACTGGAATCAGTACAAACAAGCAGACTACAATCTGCGTTTGACAAATATCTACCGGCAGTTATTGACGGTAAAGGTCCAGCCAAGCAGAAGGCAATACTATCAGAGGCAAAAGAAGTAACAGGCAATCGTGACGCAAGTGTCACAGAAAAAAACGCAAAAGACGAAAACGTAGTTGAGCTTCGTCGATTAGCAGGTTTATAAAATATAGGAGAAAACCAAAATGTCAGAACTATTAGAAAGCCGCTGGCAGGACACTAAGCAAGCACTTGTTGAAGGCCTACAAGGTAACAAAAAAGCGGTAATGGAAACAACTCTTGAAAATACACGCAAGTATTTGTCAGAGAGTGCAACCGCAGGTGCTACTTCTGCCGGTAATGTTGCAACACTAAATCGTGTGATCCTTCCAGTGATCAGACGTGTAATGCCAACAGTTATTGCTAACGAGTTGGTAGGCGTACAGCCAATGACTGGTCCTGTGGGCCAGATCCATACGCTACGTGTTCGTTACAGCGACACAGCAAATGGTGCTACAGCAGGTGAAGAGGCTCTAAGCCCATTCAAAATTGCTGAAGCGTATTCAGGTAACGCAAGCGGTAAAGCAGATGCAACTGCATCACTTGAAGGACAAGCTGGTAACAGAATGTCAATTCAAATCTTGAAACAAACTGTCGAAGCGAAAACTCGTAAGTTGAGTGCTCGTTGGACATTTGAAGCGGCACAAGATGCTCAGTCAATGCACGGTATTGATGTTGAAGCAGAAATCATGGCTGCTCTTGCTCAAGAAATTACTGCTGAAATTGATCAGGAAGTACTTGCTTCATTGCAAACACTTGCTGGTACAGCGGCTGAAACTTACGACCAAGCGGCTGTAAGTGGTACAGCTACTTTCGTTGGTGACGAGCATGCCGCATTGGCAGTTCAAATCAACCGCGTAAGTAACTTAATTGCACAGCGTACAAGACGTGGTGCTGGTAACTGGGCAGTTGTTTCGCCATTCGCGCTAACAATTCTTCAGTCAGCAACTACTTCAGCGTTCGCTCGTACAACTGAAGGTACATTTGAAGCACCTACTAACACTAAGATGGTTGGTACTTTAAACAACGCAATGAAAGTATACGTTAATACTTACTCAGCAGACAATGCACCAGTATTGATCGGTTACAAAGGTTCAAGCGAATCAGATGCGGCAGCGTTCTATTGCCCATACATTCCGCTAATGAGCTCAGGAACAGTACTTGACCCATCATCATTCGAGCCAGTCGTATCATTTATGACACGTTATGGTTATGTTGAGCTGTCAAACACTGCGTCTTCACTTGGTAACGCGGCTGACTACTTAGGTCTTGTTGGAATTGATAACGGTAACGTTTCATTCAGCTAAGATCTACTTAGTAGTATAACAAAATTAAAGGGCAGTGGCAACACTGCCCTTTTTTTATGACCTTTTAATGATTATACGTATGACTTTTGCTTTTATTTGTGTTTAAATAATAAGTGAAAGGAGAAAGCATATGTGGACAACACCAACTTTTACAGAAATGCGTTTTGGATTTGAAGTTACAATGTATGTAATGAACAAGTAGAACGCAAGACTACAAATAACCCGCTTCGGCGGGTTTTCAATGATAAATAATATTACGTTCAGCCCAACGGCCGGAAGTAGCATATTGCGAAGGAACGCACTTTAACCCTTTAAATAGGAGGAGTGTATGAGTAACTATACCCTTTGGTGCTACAAGCAACTAATCAGACAGCACCACATCAAAAAAATAAATGACATTTTTTTAAAAAAAATGTATTTTTCTGGTTGACATAACTATAAAAGATGTTATAGTGTATACATAAGCTACAAAGGATTTAGCGGTCCAATGTATATAGTGCAAGGAAGAGGCGTTTACCAGAGCGTCGAACTTGGCTGTTTAGGGGTGGTACCCAGGCGTGGTAGTAGAAATACGCTGTGTCACATCGCTCTACCGAGCGGAAACAGGCTC